CTTCTCATCATCTGAATCATACGTGCCGTCACCTCTCTTTTTAGCTGATTCCAGCCCAAAACTAGCAATCGCCCCGGTAAAAACACTGGCAATAAAAGTTATGTCCTTGGGCTCTGTTTTTCCTACTCCAGGTATAGGAACATAATTAAGAGAAATTATAAATCCGCTCCAAACTACAACTCCTAATCTTACAAACGTAGATAGGATTGTTAGTTCTTGTTCTTTGTTTTCAAGTCCTTCTTTGATCTTGCCAACAACGCCTTTTTTCTTCTCAGGTGGCTTGGGCTCGTCCATAGTAAGGAGATAACAGACCCAAGACTATATGGATGCAATCGTCCCTGCAATAGTTGGCGCAACGGCTTCTGCCCTATTGATGCTTCTAGCAAATGTCTCAAATAGACGCGAACGCGATATCAGGGAAATCTTTAGGCGACTTAACACCCTCGAGAAAGAATTAGCAAGATATTCTCCTCGCAAGGGATGGGGCTCCTAAGATACAGGAAATAACTTTTCCAATATGCGCAAGTCTGCTGGTCAAAAACGTTGTGAAGGATATCTCACAACAATCAGAACAGGTAAAAAAACAGGAAGGAAAAAAACAAAGAAAGGGAAAAGGACTCGTTCAAAAAAATGAATTAATCTCGTCGATATGCCCCTTAACAAATGGATTTTCTCGGTCAAGCTTGGTTCTGGATCATTGTTGCCGCGGCATCCGAATTGATTGCCCTAAACCCAAAGCTCAAATCAAATTCTGTCATTCAACTTGCGATGAAAGCTCTGAATGATATAAAACCATCAAAGAAGAAACTCTAAAAAATGACTGATATGCAACGCGCGATGTCCACAGTAATGGGGCCTCAATGGGTAGAAGAGAACCGCCAACGCACACTCCGAATGCAAAGATTATTTGTATTGGATGGCCGTCATCGCTCTGACCATCCGCAAGCCGGCCTCTATACAGGCTTGGCAGAAAAGGCAGAAGAACTTGAAAAGGATCTCGATGAGTGATCTCGACCTTCGGGAATTCTTTGACGCTTTCGATCGTGGGGATCCTTATCACCTCTGTGCAGTTGGTGAGCTTTACTATGCAATTCAGAAAGCAGCGCCCGAACTATTAAGACGCGATACTGCATGGTTCCAAACTTGGATATGGGGAGGGAAGAGAGACTTAAGAACAGGAAAAAAACTTACAGGACTTGAACCTGAATTCGAGTAGCCAGTTCAGAAAGTTGCACAAAGTCTCTGCTGCTGCGAAATAAGTCGGTATACTAATTATGTCGGAGAGATTCGGCTGATCTGGGGCCCAGAAAGAAGAGCGCTCAAGTCTGAACCGCCACACTGAACTTCGATCAGATGGGCTCCGCTGGCCGGATAAGTCGCCAGGGCTAATCACCTACTCAAACCGTCGCCATAACAAGTTCGAGTTTTAAGAAAGCCTCCTTCGGGGGGCTTTTTTGATGGCTGACTACTTCCCCGATGTAGGAAAAGGCCCTATTGCGAACCTGTATTTGAATCGTTAAGTTTTATTTGAATCTGAGCCGCACCTCGGATTCGCATGAGAGAGAAGGGGCTCTTGGTTGTCCCCAAAACCAAGAGCTACCTCTTACGCATCTTATTCGATGCTTCTTCTTCTCTTTCATTCTTCAAGGTGTAATAAGCCGCATACCAAAGAAGTTCCTCATCGGTCAACTCCGTACGCAAACGACTTACCGTCATCCCTAACTCGCAGGACAAAAAGAACTCGAAATTAATCCAGTTATCCTGCTTTAGTCGTTTTTTGCGTCGTCAAAAGTAATTCCACCAACTTCAAAAAGGAAAAGCTCAAGTCTATTTAATTCAGTTTCAGGTAATTCTCTTTGGAGTTTTGGAACATCTCCCATAGAAAAAGCTTTGGTTCCATCCTCAAGTTCTGCCATTTGGCACAACATTAAAGTACTCAATTTCAACGCTTCCTCAGAGTTGGCAGCATCTTGAACCCTAAGACGATCTGAGCGGGTAACAGCCTTGAAATAGACGTCCCCAACCGGATCGCCATTAGCGTCCTGAATAGTGAATTTCCGGCGTTGTTTTAGATCAAAACCAGAGATCCATTTATCAACAAGACGCTCTTTTGCTGCAGCCATAGGAAACTCTTAGGTGTACTAGAGTTTACCAGGCATCAGTAATCGCGCCATTGGCAGTGAAGCTGCAATTGATAACTTCGACTTCCCCAGTACTAGCGCCTAGCTCCATGCTGTTGATAATGCCAACAAAAGTTGCCTTTTTGCTTCCGCTTGTATCTAAATACAATTCGAAAACAGCATCAGCAGGATCTTCTGCAGTCAGGACATCATTGATGAAGTTTGCAGTCTCACCAGTTTGGGCGGAGTCGTAGATCAACTCACAAGTACCATCGCCGGAGATCAAACCACCAACGTATTTCTTGAAAGTATCTCCGTGAGCAGTGGTCTCCAGAGTCTCTTTGTTTATTGTTAGGCTCCAACTTCTAGTACCAACAACAGCGGCAGCCGTACCTGCACTGTTCTTGAACTTGACGGAACCCTCTTCGCCACGGTGTTGCGCCATGATCTAAAAGTGGAGGATGGAAATATTTTAACTGTTACTCCTGAACAGGAGTAGTTTTCTTTTTGGGTGTCTTTGATTCATTCATATATGCACGGCAACGGGGATCCCATAAGGCAGGATTCCTTTTGCCTTTAACAGCTTCAATAGCATCAAGCATTTCTTCTGTAATTTCCATAATTAAACGATCTCGAAGATGTCAAAGGTTAAACGAATTTGGGATTGATGAAAACCTTGGGGAACCGAGTTCTTTAAAACAAGAGGCCCGAGAGGAGGATCAAAATAAACCCCTGAAACGTTAGTTCTATTGTAGAGATCACGAATTCTTTTACCAATAACCAACGACGGTCCTGGTCCTCTTCCTAGTTCTGTAAAAATATTGACGAAAACAGTTCCACTTAAGAGGTTAAGACTGTCAGCTTCATAATTACTCGAACCAAAAGCGACAAGACATTGAACCCATGAACGTGTTGGACTAGAGGCATAGGTTTGATTTTCAAAGACGACATCAATCCGTGGAGAGCCTCCATTCAACTCGTCAAGTAAACGCTGTTCAATCGTCTGACGGACAGTGTTGAGGTCAAGAGCTGCCATTATTTACCTCTAGGCTTCTGAGGCGAATCGAAGATCCTTTCACCATAACGAGCTATATCTTTCTCTATTTTGACAAACCAATCGCGCGTATTTTTATCTGACCAGCCTTGAAAGCAAACTCGTTCAGCATAAGGAAGGTTGTTATGAAGAATGTAGACATTTCCTTCGCCTGCTTTTTCTGTCCCAGGTCTGTAATTACTTCCCTTTGGAGGTCCAGGATCTGAATAAACACCTGGTTCTTTAGGTTCGCCACTTACGTTATTCTCCCCAATTTGCCAACTTGCTGCCATCCTTCCAGACAAAACAGGATTGCCTTCTTTTATCCATCCATCAGCAGTTAAAACCATCCCTGACAAAACAGCATCCAAACCACCTTTCATATGGTCAGCAATACCAGTAATTTCGATCAGTCTCATTCGACCAGTTTTAATTGGTGACTAACAGCCATACCACTGACTTCAGTGGTCTCAACTGATTCTATTTTATGAGCCAAACCACCAATAACGACAAGATCTGTTGTTGATGGAGTAAACGAAATACTTGCTGCTGCAATCGTTAAAAGCTTTTTTGTAATAACCGTCTGAGGATCTGGCTTTGTAGTCTTTACCCCTTCAACAAAGCCCTTAACAACAGTATCAACTATTGATTGACTCCTTTGCCCTTTCGTTGGATTGTATGCGCCAAAAATTACCTGACGCATGGTCACATCAGAACCAACCGACGCCAAAATATTCGTCGTTGCCTGTCTAAATGAAGCGGCATTTAAAGCCATTACATCAAATAAGCAATAACAGAACCACTCGCAAGAGTGATGCTTGTAAAGACTCCTTCAATCTCGTTATTAGCTTTTAACGTAATTCCTGAAACAGTAGAAGATCCGTTCTTCGTCACATTAGGAGAAACAAAAGTAGCGCTCGCATCCGTCAAGCAAACTACTTTCCCATATCTTCCGGTATGCGCTGAAGTATCCGTGATGATGTCAGCAGCAGGATAAGAATTTGCCATTTAACTCCGTTTGATTGCGATGTTGCCAGGTCCACTGATTCTAAGCCCTGTAAAGAAGCGTTCAAATAAAGGCGGAACTTTATCTGCTCCAATCGCCCCATTAATCAGATTAGGAGTGACATCAATACTGCCAAGCTTTACGTTCTGGAAATCTTCTAATCCGCTAAGACCTAGAGCCGATTTGTTGTTATTCAAATAAACAGCGAGAACAGCTTGAGCTTCTTTTACCTGCGATGGAATTTCTGTTGTTGTGTAATAGTCAGCGGTCAGACTAAAAGGGAAGCCCTGAACATAACTATAAACATGAGTATCAGGCTTCTTAACCCCATCTCGAGGCCACTGAAGAGCTTGCGTATTCGTTGCTTTCCCTCCTATAAATCTCTCTCTATCAATTCTCTGAGTCGCAGAATAAAGAGCCCTATTCTTCTGATCTGTTGTCGCTGTTCCCCACGCAACAACGTTATCGTCTTCAATCCAACCATCTATAAGAGTCTGAGCGTCAGCCAGCGTTAGATAGCTGTTTGATGTCGTCCCTCCGACGGTCGCTGTTATCGAGATTGCCATCAGAAGTTTTGCGAGGTTTCCTTTTCCTTTTTGGTTTAGTTGAAACAGACGTTAAAAGAACAGAGGCCGCTGCAAGAGCAGCCTCCCGTTCATGTGCTCGCCTAAAGGCAAACAATCCCATTAACTAGAAGAACCCTTATGGGCTACAAAGTTAAGGACAATTGCTTGACTCAAAGAACCGCCGGAAACATTCCCAACAGTCACTTTGAAAGAGCCAGCCGCAACGGCTGAAGATTGAACAACATATGCACCAGCGGTTCCTGCTGAGCCATGCTGAACAGCAACAACATCAGTTGCACTTACTTCACTATTTGTAACAATGAAGGTCACTTCTGCACCATCGGCTAGTGCAGCGTTATTCATGGTGATCTGACCAGACGGCTTATTAAGAGTTACACCAGTCGCTTTTGAAGTCGCTTGGGTAACAGTGCCTCCGGTGGCAGGGCCGACAAGTTTGCCGGCTGTTGCTTCAAAGATTGATGACATAATTAATTACCTCAATCCTGAGCCGAAACGTTCGTTGAACGAACAATTCCGATGTTCTTAAGTTCGTAGACCTTCGACCAGTTGCCTACGGTTTCCAACTGCGCCCGAGTTGGGTTAGTTGTTGTCACTGCCCACTTAGACCCGACTGGGTGATAGCAGTAGTGAAGGTCAACAGACATTGCATCACTTTTGGCAAGGATGTCTCTGTCTGTCTCAGTTGTCAGACCTGCCTGTTCTCCGGAAGCAACTGCCCCTGGAGTAAAGAAGAAGGTGCTGTACTCCGTTGAAGCTCCACTACCTGTAGTTGGAACATCATCCGAAATAATTACTCTTAAACCGCAATAGCTAGGTACTGCACCGTTGCCACCATAAGCAGCAGCAATAGAACCGCCTGCAGCAGTAGCGCCTTGAGCAGTATCACTCGCGGCTGTGTAATCCACTAGCCTTCTTTCGACGAGATCGTAGTAGACCTTTGAGTGCATACAAACAGCAGAAAGCTGTTCGCCAGTGTCTCCTAAAATTGCCTTTGCTTTAGCTACATGCTTAGGGCTCAGGCTTGTTGGAGTATCTCCACTTTCTGAATCGATGCAAAGATCGAAGAAAGCAGAATTACTGTCATTTGCGTTAATGCTTCCGAATACTCCACCCAAAGCAGAAAGAAGATCTTTTTGCTTTTGGTTAGCTAAATAAGCACCAACTTTTGCACCAATGGCAGCTAATGGATCTGATCCAGCAGCAAGCGCCGCTAAATCTCTCGCTTCCCATGCACGACCGCGATGAAGGATTACTCCAACTTGCTTGTCGGCTGAGATTTTGCCAGGTGTCAAGGAAGCGCTATCTGAAAGCACTTCAAAATCACCGGAAAGGTTTGCTTTCCAGAATGGGACGTTGATTAGGTCTCCGCCGTCTGAGCCGTTAAGCTCCGCCATTGGTTGCACTACACCGCTAGCCAAAAAGGCGTCACGCGCTGTTGTTTGCTCAATAACGTAAGGCGTAAAGACCTCAGGGATAATCACGTCCGACCGTAAGGTCGCCATGAAGAAATTCTCCGTAATTGGTTTCTACGATGTAGGGCGTAACCCAAATGGTTCAGCGTAGCTTTACCGTTCTCGCCATATTAGCGTTTACTTTGTGCAAGTAACCTGTCATATAAACCTCGATCAGTTTTATACAACCGACTTTGTTCTGTGAGATTGAATGAATCTTTAGAAAAAGGATTCTTTGTTCCTGGAGGGATAGAACTACTTCCCGACCTGCCGGCAGGAGCACCTCCACCTCTTGGCAAATCTTGCTTGAACAAATAAGCACTCTTCTCCGTTAGGTTTTTCTTTACCCAATCAGCAATAGGAACGGGTCCATCGAGCGGATCTGTATTAACAACAGGTACACCATTATCAATTTCAATCTTGTCTTTAGGAATGAAATTATTTAAAACTAGATTTGGGTCATGTACCACTTCCGCCAAGGCTGAGACGGCTGGCGAGATGAGTTCCAACTCTCGGACCCTTGATTCAAGATCTCCAATTGATTTCTCTTTTTCAGCAAGTCGTTCTCGGAATTGCTCTTCAAGTTTTGATCTTGCTTCTGTGTATTTGCCTTGCTTTTCAAGTTCAACTTGTTCGGCATTTGCTTTGAAATCGAGAAGGGATTGAATATCTACACCTTCAGGCAAAGCCGGAGCTTTTTTCAGTTTCCCGATCAATTCGTAATTTTTCTTTTCAAGTGATGCAATGCTTTGTTTTAAAGCATCCGTTTCAGGATTTGATTGTGCTGTTTCAGCAGCATCAAAAAGCGTAGCCTCTTGAGTTTCTTCTTCTGGCATAAGACCCGTAGGGTTTGCTGGCTTTAATAATAGTCCGAAGCCTTTAGTCGTCAAACATCTCCCATTCACCAGGAGTTTCGATTACATAATCTTTGATCCCGTGAGCTTCTGCATCTCTCTTAATTGCTTCGATATCTGCTTGCATAACTTGTCGATATCCAGCTTTTTCTTTCCTTTCTTTTTTGGGAGCCGACAAACCTAAATTCACTTCGTGAAAAATACGGTTGCCTTCAACAGATCGAATAGTCATGCTCTTTGTTTGGTTGGTTCATCATTAGTATACCTTAAGACTTCAATTGGACTTCGAAAACCTTGTCATTATCAAAATCTCTCTTGAAATCGTCCAAGGTTTTAGCAAGAGAAGCTGCACGGATTATTTGAGCCCTTTCAAAAGAAGAATACCGCCTCTTTCGACTGTTTAAGGCATATGCAATTTCACGGCTGACTTCAGGCTCGTTAATATTCATAAATTAACCTGCTTCCTCTGAGACTATCAGAGCCCCCCTATTGAAGATAACCCAATAATCCTCATTTACTCCATCTGTTCCTCCACCTCCAGCGTAAACACCCGCAGAAGGGACTTGAAAAGCATCAATTCCAAGAGTCGCCGCAGCTTCTCCATGTTCCATACGCATCCCTGTCAGCTCATAAGCCTGCTCGACTAAATCGTCACACCATTCCATGTACATGGCATCAGCACCATCAACAATATCTTTCCCTCTCTCCCAAATAACAACCTTTGCATTTTTCCTTAGACCAAAAGCTGTAATTTGCTTTGGATTAACGTTCTCCGGACCTAACGCTCGCTGAGGCACTCGACTCTCAAGCCAAGCATATGTCTGAGCAGTTTTATAAGCCCGATAACTAGCATCCTTACCAACTTTTCCGGTTACATAGAAATTCCTAGAAGCCGCATACGTCCCATTCCCATACATTCCCGAACCTGGATAATGAATATTTCCATCACCTCCTAAGCCTTTGAATTGATCTGAAAACTCAACGTCTCCTACGCCTCTATACATAATGAGGTTCTTTCCATCTGCAGCTTGCATCAACTCTGTAGATTTTTCTAAGTCTTTAAATCTTGCAACCCTCTTAGGCTTGGCATTGAATCCTTGTTGCTCATATATATAACCCATCGGAACCCAATCAGTGTCATCCAAAACATGACCGGCCTCGAGCTTTTTACGAAGCTCCGCCATGTTGAATTCTTGACTCCGAAGAGTATCCATTTTGTCTTCCAACAGAGGATCCATTGGATCTAGTTTTTTCCTCCTCTCCGCTAATTTTTTCTCATACTTCTTGAATTTCTTCGCTAATTCTTTTGGAGATTCTTTAGAGAAAGCCGAAGTAATCGGCCCAGAAGGTTGTGGAAGATTCTTTGTTCTCCATTCTCGACTAACCCTCTTCCATCTTTCGGAGAGAACTTTGAGCGCGTCTTCCGTCTCTGTAAGAACAGCCTTTGCTTTTCCATATCTCTTCGTCCCTGCCTTTGCGCTTCTTGTAATGACATAAGCTTCGACCCTCTTGAATTCAAGATCACTTTTTAAAAGGTCGTATTCCTCTTGGAACCTTGCATCGTCCCATTTCTCCATTCTCTTGATATACCTGTTTTCAACAGGTGAAGCTGTTACTGCTTTCTTTGCAACAGGTTTCTTCACAGGTGTCGGTCTAGTCGAATCGACTCCTGTTCCTACTGGAACAACTTTCGCTTTTGGCTTCGGCTTTGCCCTCCTCTTCGGCTTCGGCTTTCCATAAGTTTTTTCCATCTGTGCCAAGGTCTTTTCTGATCCGTCACTTCTGACGAATTTCGACAACGCAGCATCCGGTCCATATTTCTTCGAGAGCTTATTGAAAAAAGCTGTTTTCTTTACTCCGAAAATTTCCTTCTTTTTTGCCTCGGATTGTTTTGAAGCCCATTGTCCATACGTCGTGCCTCGAGCAACTTGACCAGTCTCAGATGATCGCCCTGCTCCCATATCAGCATCAGGAGGCGGTAATCCTAATTTTTCATAATCAACAACCGCAATTGTTCGACACCTGCAATTCAAATGTTGTGGAGGAACTGGTCCTTGTCCATACTCAAATTCTTCTTGATCTAATTCACGACATTCAGGTGCAGTTTTGCTGTCAAGAGTTGCCAACCATCGGTACTTGCTCGTTACATCTTTATTTGCCATGTAAACGTTTTGAGCAGCTTTATTGCTGACCTGTTGAACACTCGTTCGAACAATCGTTTGAATTTGATGCGTCGCCATCTTCGTAACAGATCCACCAGCAAGTCGAAGCTGTTCTGCTGTTTTGGCCCTTTGTCCAAAACTTAAAGAACCAACAAGACGTCTTCCAATTCCTTCAGTCGTTTCACCTCTTAAGAGTCCATCATTTATTTCTCTTCCAAATCGTTCAGCATTCCTTGCTGCTAATCCTCGAAAAGCTTTTTTAATCGTCTCGCCATTTGGAAGATTGATTGTTGCTCCTTGTTTTGCCGTCAAATTAAAACTACCTTGAGCCTTCCTTAAGCCATCAACGCCTTTAACTTTTGCCGTAAGCGTATCGCTAAGGACATTCGCATTCAGTTCTAAAGGATCAGTTTCGACAACAGAACGAGCAAAAGATTCTGTAATTTCTATCGACCGAACGGCTCCGGCTGAACCTGCAGGCAACGCACGATCAAGTTGATCCTGTGCAAATTCTGTCTGTAATTTTGCAATCCCATCAAGCTCCTGAATCATCTGTTTTGCACTCGAGTCA